TTTTAGTTTTTGGGTCGATTACTTCAGCACCTTCTATTTTAATAGGTGTTACTACCCTTATAGTCTGAACCATACCTCCATTTTCTGCAACTTTACTGTCTTTCTCACTACGTTTCTTTGATCCTTCAAGACCAAAAGTCGCTAATGCACCTGTAAGCAAACTTGCAGGAAAAGTTATATCTTTTGGTTCTGAACTGTACCCTGGGATCGAGATATAGTTCAGAGTTACTATGAATCCACTCCAAACGACAACACCTAATCTTACAAAAAGGCTAATAATTGCTAGTTGCTCTTCTTTGTCATCTAAACCCTCCTTAAGTTTTGTTTAGCCGAATAAATAGATTAGAAAGAGCCGTAAGTCGTATGGAAGGTCAAAAAGACTAATCTTTGGTATGTTTGGGTAAGAACATATATCTTTTTTATGTACAAAATTTTAAAACCCATCTTAATGACCTTTTTAACAACAACTGCTGTTAAAAGGTTAGTAGTTGATTTATTAAAATCAATCGCAAAGCAAACTACCAATACTTTGGATGATAAGGCGGTTGAAATTTTAGAGAAACAACTTTTTCCTTAATATGAAAATTACTAAATTTCTCAACATCGATATAGAACCAGCACCTCCAGAGTTGGAACTAGAAATCGAAATGCAATGTAGAGAAATAATGAAAAGTAATGATCTGGATAATATAAAAAGATATTGCACTCATATGGTCAGAAAGAAATTTGACCAAGATATATTTATGGCTTCTTTATTAAATAGATTGATTGAATTAGAAGCTAATCGTGTTGTATTAGAAATGAGAAAAGAAAAAAGAAAACCAACCAATCCAATTAAGAAGTTTTTTCGTATTCCCTAATCTCTTCGTCAGTAAAATCTTTCACTAATAATTTATCAATTTTATCAATTTCATAATTAAATTTAAGTACAGCAGTTCTTATATGTTCCGTAACCC